TCGTTTCGCGAAGATATTGTGCCGCCAACAGCAAGTGAAACTGCTTATGCAATAGATCGATATTGTCTTGAAATGTCTGGACTTATGGTTTTTCGTAAAGAGTTTTTGTATAAGGTAAATGAATTAAGTGAAATCGGTGATTTGAGTGCTATCGATTGTGATGGCGATGGAAAACCGGATTTTTAAGATGCTAACGAAAATGTTCGATATTTGTATGAAAAGACTTTTATCGGTAGAGGGAGGATTCCAAAAAGATTACTACGATAGAGGGAATTGGACAAGCGGCGTGATTGGACAAGGTTCGTTAAAAGGTACGAAATACGGATTAACTGCCATGAACTATCCGGATGTTGATATCGAAGGAATGAGCGAAGATACCGCTAAAATGATATATGAGCGCGATTGGTGGATTAAATTCGAATTAGGAAAATTACCATCTGCTTTGCAGTATTTGGTTTTTGATGCTGCGATTCATCATGGTAATTATAATGCTACTAGATTATTACAAAAAGCCGTAGGTACTATAGCGGACGGTGTTATGGGACCGAAAACAAGGAAAGCTATAAGTGAAATGGACGCAAAAGAAATAGCGTTTAGATTTTTGTCGGAACGATTGAAATATATGACCGATATTAATGCTTGGAGTCATAACGCTAAGGGTTGGACTAGGCGTATAGCTGAAAATCTTAAATTTGCTGCTGAGGATACTTCAATATGAAATCACTATTTATTGTTCTATTTGCTATTCCTGCCGTTGCTTTTGGTTTGGACATATCTGATGTTGATAATACAATGTCGCTCACTGACTGGTGGACTGTTGCCACCACTGTGGTTACTGCTGCTACTGCTATCACTGCGGTTACTCCGACTAAGGTGGATAATCAGGTCGTTGGCGGCATTTTGCGAGCGATGAATCTGCTTGCCGGAAATGTGCTTCGCAACAAAAATGCTGATGACTACTAACGAGAAGGCCGCTAAGATCGATTCTGAGCCGCTCTAAGCGGCTTTCTTGTGTCTATGGGTGTGTCACTATAGGCGATGGATACAAATATTGTAGAGCAAGCGAAACCAAACGTTATCTGGCAACCATTAGATGGATCGCAAACGTTAGCGGTGTCTTGCCCATGCAATCATATTCTATATGAGGGTACGAGAGGTCCTGGAAAAACTGACGCGCAATTGATGTATTTTCGTCGGTTGGTTGGAATCGGTTACGGCCATTTTTGGCGTGGAGTAATATTTGACCGGGAATATAAAAACCTGGATGATTTAATATCGAAATCTAAACGATGGTTTAGACAATTTACCGATGGCGCAAGATTTATCGGTAGCATGTCTCAGCTAAAATGGGTATGGCCTACAGGGGAAGAATTATTTTTCCGAATAATGAAAACAGAAAAGGATTACTGGGGCGTACATGGACACGAATTCCCATTTTTGGGCTGGAACGAATTAACAAAACATCCTACTGAAGATCTATATGAAATGGCGATGTCATTAAATCGAACGTCATTCATTCCGGAATTACATAGTCCAATTAATCCAAAAACAAAAGCAATTGAACTATTGCCGGAAATTCCGTTAGTTGTTTTTAGTACAACAAATCCATACGGGATTGGCCATTGTGTTCCATATGGTGAGGTATTGACTACACATGGTTGGGTTGATATTAAAGAAGTAAATGCAGGTGATATGGTTTTAACTGTCAATAAAAAAATGGAATATTTTTATACTTATGTTGGCGGTATTATTAAAGAATATTATAATGGAGAAATGATTTATAGAAATGGTCGCGGATTAAATATGGCATTTACTAAAAATCATAGATTGCCTGTAAAAACAAATGGCACATTTAAATTAAAACCGTTTTCCGAATTGTGTGGCGATCCTAAGATTGTTAGAGGTGGGGGATTTTGGAAAGGTAATAATCCGGAATATTTTACAGTTCCATTTATTAATTCAAAAATTAGAAAGTTAAAATTAGATCAACCATTTTGTATAGAATGGGCTAATTATTGTGAATTAATGGGTTGGTTTTTGTCTGAAGGTTATACATTAGATAGAGATAAAGAGTTTGGAATTTGTCAATGTAAACCAGAAAATAGATTATTAATAAAAGAATTATTAGATAGATGTGGTTTTAAATACAGAATATCTAATACTAGTTTTCAAATAAGTTCTAAAATATGGTACGAATATTTATCTCAGTTTGGAAAAAGTAGAGAAAAATTTGTTCCAGAAGATATATTAGATTCGACAAAAGATAATTTGTTTATTTTTTTAAAAGCATTAATGTTGGGGGACGGTAGTGTTAGAAATATAAAAACACTAAGTGGATTGTATTTTACAATATCAAAATATTTACATGATGATGTAATGGAAATTGGTGTTAAACTTGGAATGAGAGTGTTTTCCTCTTATAGGTATAGAGAAAATCGCAAGGGTAAACATTATACTATATCATTATCCGAAAATAGTCCAATTAGTTTAATAACTAAAAATAATAATATCAATGTTAATAAAAAACATTACACGGGAGAAGTATATTGTTTAAATATTCCAGAAACAGAAACGTTTTTTATACGTCAAAATGGCTGCGTTTGGCTTTCTGGAAATTCTTGGGTAAAAAATAAATTTATTGACGTTGCTCCACCAGGCGAAGTTGTGTATACAACAAAAGAAGTATTTAATCCGCGTACTCAGGAACGTGAAGAAATAACGAAATCGCAAGTTCGTTTGTTTGGTTCCTATAAGGAAAATATTTATTTATCGCCAGAATATATTGTTGAACTTGAAAGTATCCGAGACCCTAATAAACGGCGTGCGTGGCTTTGGGGCGATTGGGATATTACGTCTGGAGGTATGTTTGATGATGTGTGGTCAAGTCTATATAACATTGTCGAACCGTTTCAGATTCCGCCAAACTGGCGGATATTTCGTTCATTCGATTGGGGTTCGAGTAAGCCGTTTAGCGTGGGTTGGTGGGCAGAGGCAAACGGCGATGATGTAATGCTGTCAGATGGGCGATGGAAGTCTACAATAAAAGGTGATTTATTCCGAATTGCTGAATGGTATGGTTGGGACGGTCAAGCGAATCATGGGTGTAAAATGTTGGCTACGCAAATTGCAAAAGGAATAATCGAACGTGAACTAAAAATGGGGTTTTACGGACGGGTTAAACCCGGTCCCGCAGACAGTTCAATTAATGATGTAGAAAACGGAAATTGTATTGCTAAGGATATGGCAAAAAAGGTCATTGTAAATAGAAAACAATACAAAGGCGTAAAATGGACGAATAGCATAAAGTCTCCCGGTAGTCGTAAGAATGGTTGGGAGAAAATGCGAATTGCAATTTTTAACGCGCAGCCTGATAATGGTCCGCGTGAAAATCCGGGTCTATTTGTTTTTCGGAATTGCCAGGATGGATTTTTGCGAACGGTGCCAGGAATAACGCGAGATCCAACGGATATGGATGATGTAGATACCGATGCGGAAGATCATGTAGCCGACGAAGTTCGCTATGTGATTTTGGCGGCGGGTGATAGGTTTAGCGGTGGATCAACAACGGGGTTTTTCTAATATGTCTGTTAGCAATGTGCATCCATTATATACTGAAATGCTTTCGCGTTGGAAATTAGGACGCGATAGTTATGCGGGAGAAGATGTTATAAAGGATCGTGGAATAGCATATTTGCCCCAAACATCCGGGCAAATAGCTGATGGCGCTGGAATCGATAATAATTCGACAGGTGAAAAAGCCTATCAAGCATATAAAATGCGTGCAATATTTCCGGATATTTATTTAGATGCAGTTGAAGCGTGTATTGGAATAATGCATCGTGAATCGCCGACGATTGAGTTGCCCGCAGGTATGGAGCCTATGCGTGAAAATTGCACACTCTTAGGTGAGTCCCTGGAAATGCTTTTGCGCAAGATTAACGCAAATCAGTTAATAACTGGAAGGCTAGGATTACTTGGCGATATTCGCAAGGACACGGAAGGCGATAGACCTGTTGTGGTTATATATAACGAACTTGCGGTAAGAAATTGGGACGATACTTCGATTGAAGATGATGATGTTGATATTCGTTTAGTCGTTTTGGATGAATCCGATTATGAAATGGGTGAAGATTTAACGTGGTTGTATAAGGAAAAATATCGAGTATTAGGGTTAGTGGATATGGAAGGTAATCTTGCGGACTCCGGTGTTTATGCGTCGGCGGTTTTTAAGGAAAACGATAGTATTAATATAAGTGAACTTGAATCGCCAAATACTAAGGGTACGGAATTAAATAAGATACCTTTTGTATTTGTTAATACTAAAGATTTGTCACCAACACCAGATAGACCGCCATTAGATGGACTCGCAAAACTTTGCTTGGCAATCTATCGAGGTGAGGCAGACTACCGGCAAAATTTATTTATGCAAGGACAAGATACACTTGTTCAGATTGGCGCGCATACTGACGATGAGGATGTGATTAGAACTGGTGCAGGTGCGCGAATCGATGTTCCATTAGGTGGTGACGCAAAGTATATCGGTGTTAATTCGCAAGGATTGCCAGAGCAACGTCAGTCGCTTGAAAATGACTACAATAGAGCGATCCGGAAAAGTGGCCAATTAATTGACGCCACGAGTCGAGCAAAAGAAAGCGGCGATGCTTTGCGTATTCGTGTTGCGGCACAAACGGCGACGTTACCGCAAATTGCAAAAACCGGAGCGGCAGGACTTCAGACAATATTGCGGGACTTGGCAGATTGGTATGGATACAATCCGGATGAGGTTAAGGTGCGACCGAATCTAGAATTTTCTGAGGCGGATTTAAATGGTCAAACATTGGTGCAAATGGTTACGGCAAAAGGTCTCGGTGCTAAATTGTCGGATAGCTCAATACATATGTGGATGCAAGATCAGGGATTTACAAAGCGTACGTATGAAGAAGAACTCGAATTGATTTCTATGGAAGTACCTGCAATTGAAGCGGGTCCGGACAGTCCGGTTTATGAATAATGCCAACAATAAATGAGGAAATTTTTGATGCTTTTGTAAGGCATCAAATTTATTTGATGCGTTATGCGGGAGGATTGCGAAATAGTGTGCTGCCAATTTTGGCTGCTACTGAAAAGGATTTGAATAGTGCAGTAATTGAATGGATAGCAAAAGCAGAAGGAAATCGTCAGTTAATAGGGAAAAAGGGTCGCAAATGGCAAAAGGATTTTGCTGCCATTATTAGCGGTATTCGAAAACATGCTTGGGATGAAATATCGGAAAAGTTAGCAAACGAATTTAAAGAATTAGCCACAGTCGAATCTGCTGCTACTGCACAAATTATTAATAAGGCAATTCCAACAGTAATTGGAGTAAGTCTACCGCCAACAGCTAAACTTTTTGCAATTGTTAATAGCGAACCGTTTCAGGGTTACACGTTGAAACAATGGCTAAAGCGAACTGAAGTTGCCGATATAAACGACATTATTAAGTTTTCTAAAATTGGAATAGTACAAGGATCAACGCCAACAGAAGTAGCACGTGGAATTATTGGAAGTAAAAAAACTGGGTATCGAGGGTCTGTTGCGCGTAAAGCGTTCAGGAATATGGAATCGCTTATTTT